GATCTCCAGAGTGACGAGAGGACAGATTAATGGTGTATGAATAAAGCTAACGCCCAGGAATAATTCAAGAGTGTGTCCTCTCATCTGGGGAACATAGTATATAAGACTATATTTATATCTATCTATACCTTATTGAAAATAATCCCACTTTGTATAGTTAAGTTTTCGCTTGTGATCCTCATGGATCGCCAGTTCACACATCCACAGTGCCATCACCGTATCTGGAGTGTGACCCTCCAGCCTTCCGTTCTTTCCATAGATAAGTCTGCTCAATCCATCCACCAGTTTACGAGTTCCAGGACGGCTATGTTCATTCGACTCTTTCCCCCAAGGGATGCTGTACTTCTCCTGCTCCATCTTGAGCGCAATCAATGGGATCCCCACATCGTGCTTGTGCTTCTCTCTTCCTGTATTGTGTCCCACCACTGGAAGCCCTGCCAAATCTGCAGCCGCATGAACTACAAGCCTCTGATAACCATTTGACTCTACCATGATCTTAGTAGGATTGAACCTGTTTGCCAACTCCTTCAAACTGACCACTTGGGCTTCTAACCAGCCCTGTCCTTTGGCGTAGATCTTACCCGACCAGGCATACAGTACCCTGCGCTCTTCCGTAGGCTTGTGAAAGCCAATAATCACATAGGCGGTCTCGTCATTCCTGCTATCCATACCTACTGCAAGATCAACACCCATGTAAGTGTCCCACTCATCATCAGCAGGAGCGATCCCCATCTCAAGTCCCTTGTCCAGTGCCTTGTTGAGTATCTCATAGGGAATTACTGCACTTTCGGGATCCAGAGGATTCAGCATATACTCAGACTCGAAAGCTCTACTTCCCATTGTTTCTTTTTCCTCCATCAACCGATCAAGCGACCAATACTCAGGCCAGCGTGGGGTATCGTCATTGAGCAATGCAGGATGTCTTATCGAATCCCATTTCTTGTTGGCACTTACCCAGTCCGTCACATCTCCTACTCTCTTCTGAGTTCCTATCAATAACAACTTAGCATCAGGAAGTCGCATCGGCATCACAACCCTACGAATGTAATGTATTACCTTCTCGTCCGTTAGGTTTGGAAACTCCTGAAGAACATCGTCCAGGATTATCATGTGAACGTGCGGCCCTTCCAGTGCCTTGCCGATACTTGCGGCATGGACTCTGGATCCATTGTTGAAGTACTTGGCTCCCTTGCGCCATACTGATTTCCGATCCTCTATGGACTTGACGTATCCTTCAAGCCTCCATGATCTCTTGCACAATTCCTCGAACTGTTCTAACTTATCCCATGCCTGTTCCAGTGTAGCAGAGATATACAACGCCCTGAAATTCCTGAACGTAGCCATGTGATAGGCCAGTACAGCCAAACTCCAGCTTGTTTTCAAGTGGCCTCTTGCACACATGATGGCAGTATGGGTTCCCTTGTTGAACAGCTCCTCCCATTCCCTGTGCATGTCACCCAACGGAACGAAGTCCGTAGGTTCTTCTGCCATGTAGCTTTCTAAAATAGATTCTGCGAACTCTCCTAAAGAAAGCGGCTTCTCGGCAGCAAGATCAAGGGCATTGGAAACCAGCCTTGTGATGTCCTGATCCTCGACCTCAAACATTCAGCCTCGTTTGTTCTATTCCATTATTGTCCTCATCGACCTCATTGCCCCATGAGATCCAGCCTTCCCGCAGATTACGGGCAAACAGTTCCAGGTAAGGTCCAGAGCTGATGCTCTCTATCTGTTTGTAGGCTTCAACGGGCTTGCGGCTATGCTTTGTTCTCTTGGCTTGGATCACGGTACTACATTCGGGTGTCCCATTTCTATAAAACTTTCCTCTGACCCCGAACAACATCAATTCGTGCTGACTCCTGAAGTACTGCCCCAGACCGAACCTATCCTTGACCCAGGTTATGTTGGTAATATATCTAAAACCAAGTTGTTCCATCAGCTCCAAACCGTCCTTGAGGAAATTGTTAGTTACCCAGATGTAACAATGTGCATCATCGTGGATAGATCCCTTACCGTTGATCGCATTAGTGATGGTAGGAAGCATGTCCGAATGTTTGATCAGAGGATAATGTTTGTCCACTCCTCTCTTGACCTTGCCTCCTCCGTAAGTGTGGACGTTGTTGAAAGGCGATTCATACCAAGGGGGATCCATAAGGATGGTTCTAAACTTTATCTGCTTGGGCCTTGTCATACTCCTCCTGGTTCGTTCTTATCTCCAGCATCTTAACCTTGGCATCATCGAAATACAACCGATCTGCTATCTTGTACATATCGGAGCTCTCCATGATCACCTTGTCATCCTTGATTATTCGGAAGGTCATAGCAGCATCTTCTCCTCGAACTGCTGGTTCGCATCCACAAACCTTACCTCCAACGGATAGAACTGGGCCTTCTTCTTCAGGCTCTTTATTCCCTCCGTCTGATACACCTCGTAAACAACACCTGTATCTGCATCAATCACATCAGCCCTTAATCCACTGTCATCGAAGATCGCCTCGGTATAGAACTCATGACCCCATTTTTTTAATTTCATGCAGATCTCGAACTTCATGCTTACGTGCTCAACCGTCTCATTAGGACTCCATCGCAATACGTTCCTGTGTCGGTTCGACATCCTCAAAAGTCTACTAACTTCATTTCTCTTTTGTTGTATATTCACTTATCATCCTCGCTACTCTGTATGCGACCTGTGGGACGACTGCGTTTCCAAGTGATCTAAGTCTGTCCACCCTATCGGGAACCCCATCAGCCACTCGACCCACATCGGGTTCAACGTCCCACCCTTTCCACCTTGAGGTTCTATCGCAAAATCCAACCTGTTCGTTCTGTCGTGCGCCCTCTTGTGGCCCTTTGACCAACCTTTGTAATCGCTTCGTGTCGGTGTCGGCCACAGCCGAGTCGGTTCGTCCGATAAGCTGTCCTGTACTGCCGCCCCCGTGTTCCATCCATGCCTCCCGTCCTTGTGGGACGGGGCTACTCCCTGTCCTCCCCCCATTGCTGTCGGTGTCGGCCATCTTGCCGATGATGAAGATCCGTTGCCTCTGGTGTGGCGCACCAACGCCACCTGGTCCACCCGCAGGAAACACATCCCAGACAGCATCGTACCCGCCCTCGGCCAAGTCCCTGAGTACTCCAGCAAATGCCCCTCCAGAGTTTGCTGATAACAGCCCTGGGACGTTCTCAGCCACGATCCATCTGGGTCTAACTTCGCAAATAAGTCTGTAGAACTCGTCCCAGAGCCATCTCTCATCATCAACTCCAGCACGTTCTCCTGCAAGGGAGACTGGCTGACAGGGGAATCCACCGCAGAGAATGTCAACTGGCTCAAGCTCTGATCCTTTGACATCGTAGATGTCTTTGTACTTTGGGACTCCAGGCCAGTGCCTTTCGAGGATCCTTCGACAGTGCTCATCTACCTCAACCTGCCACGCACACTCGAATCCCGCCATATCCATCCCCAGATCAATCCCGCCAATGCCACTGAACAGACTTCCATAACGTAATTCATCCACAACTACCTGCATACCAGCTTGTACAAAACTCTCCGACATGACTTGCATGTCATCTCCTCTTCAGTGTCCGTTGCGTAAATGTCCTGGCTACCTTCCTCTGTGGTCACGTATCTCCCACATTTAGTCCACTGTGTATCTAAATGATACAAATGCATCACCTTATCCACGACTACCAACCATGTCTCCTACGATCTCCGTCTCACAATCATCATCCTGACAACTTACACAGGTCAATACAGGACGGCCCTCCTTCTTGGCCCCCCGAAACGCATCCTTGTGTATGCTCCTGTGCTCCAACTCATAACGATGTCCACATACATAACAATCAAACCTCCACTTCATCACAACCCCCACATATCCAAACCATATCCTGATCCAATGCCCACTGAGGGGGCTTCCCTCTGGAGGTGCGCCCACATCCATCACATTCTATCATTCATAAACCTCTCCACATTCTATACAACATCCCTCCGTCAACTGCTTACTGCAACAGGGACACTGGTTGTTTTCTATCATCTCGTCATCTTCCTTCATTGTTCCTTCTCCGCACACGCATTGCACAGCCACCATGCCTTGCTGTCCTCTCTGTAAATCTTCTCCAAGTGTACCATACCATGACCGTGTACCATCCTGTGCTCCTTGCATAACTGCCTCATCCCCATGTTGCCCCCACACATGTTGCACTTGTAGAAAAATCGGCCATCACCCATCTTGCACCTCTATGCAACGCTTACAATTAACATAGACCGCAGGGCGGCCACGCATTCTTTTGTACTCTGCGTCTGTACACGCATACCCACACATCGTCAGATTGGACTCCTCACTGGCGGCGTGTTTCTTCTTCACGGATCCTCCTTATCGTCATCCAGGCCACGATCCCCATAGCTACAATAACTATACCAATCGAAACCAATATACTCCATACAAAATCACTCATGCTGCTCCGTTGCATCAAGTGTTTTGTAAACGAGAACCAGGCAACCGCAATCGGGACAACTCAGATTGCTCTCAATCGCTGGCCCATCAGCGTATTCCACATCCACATCTGCTCCATGTATCAACTCCGTTCTACAATACCAGCATTTCCATAGTTCACTCACTCTTCTCCTCCAACATGCCCTTCTCCTTTATCATGTCATTCAACATTGCCTTCATTAATAATACCTGCATATTCAATCCCATCTCAAACGCCTTCTTCACGTTCTTCTTGTACTTCATCACATTCTCATCCCGTATCCTCAATGCATGCTTTATCAAACCATCCAACTGAACTATCCATAAATCTAAATCCCTGTCATGGGTAGGAATATACTCAGGAATATCCTCACTCATCAGGCCAGTCCTCCTTGCACATGTCACAGAAGATGCCCTCTTCCCGCTTCCATGAAGCTACCTTGGAACAAATCTCGCACTCTATCAACGTCCAGACCTCATCACTCATTTAGCACACCACATACAAAATCCAACTGTCTTACAATAGTGGTAGCCCTGCTCTCCAGGAGCCAACTTGCGCTGACACCGATCACATTCCACAACCTCATAACTACTCATCATCCTCCTCATACCTACCCATTACCCACTTGTGAAGATCATCCAATGCTGCATAATAACCCGTCAAATAATCCTTCAATGAATCATCTGTATTCGGCCCCCAATCTTTATCGTGTATATCATCCTCCAGCCCTGCCTTCTTGCGCTTCGCAAAATTCAAAACTTCCACCTTCCGTACATTAGATTTCAGATCCTCATTCGTCCAGGTCCTTCCATACTTCTTACCGTAATTCTGTGCCTCATCAACTGTACTCATACTCCTCCCTCAACTCCAAATAATTGTCCAGTATGTGTGCATACTCTCCCTTGCTTATCGCCAGCTCCACAAGCACCAACTCATACTCCGTAAGCATATTGTATCTTCCGCTCTTTCGCAGTTTTTCAAACGCTCTAAAGTGCTCTTTGGTAATCATTCCTGCCCCCTTAACAATTTGATGTAGCGCAACAAAAAATTCTGCCTCTGTGTATTGTCCTCTATAGTGTCATCGAGCGCCCTCTTGATACAGTCCGTTACATGATCTATCAAGTGCTCCTTCTCCTTCTCGTTCTCTGCCCATTGCTCCTGCATCTTCGTCAGTGTAGCAAACTCATGGCCTCGAATGTCTGCGCCACTCTTGTTGCGCATACGATCCAAAAACTCCTGGCGCACCTCCTCTACCTCTCCAATCATGTCCTTCATGTCTACCTTCGCATCTGCCAAAGTCTCCGTCATCACCTCACGCTCAAGGTCGCTCCTCTCCTCTTCCCAACCGTATTTCTTCACCCAACGTCTTACTGTCGATACCGCCATAGGTGGTTCAAAGGATCCTGCCTTGTTCATCTCCTTAGCTACACTACTGTGATCCATCCCTTTCAGATATAAGCTAAATGCCTTCTGCCTATCACCAAGGCTGTACTTCCTGTTCAACTTGACATTAGCCATTAACTCCTCCTCGATCTCTCTACATGCATCCATATTGCGTCCCAGATCTCATCAGCATAGGTGCTCTCGTTCTTCTTACAAAGCTCGTTCAACTCATCCCAAAGCTCATTTCTGGTATCATCACGACCTGGTGTGATCAAATAAGATTTCGGTTTCGTCTTGTTCTTGGCCCAAGGCATGATCCTGTATCAGCTTCCTGTATATATACACTTCCCGTAGCCTTCTCCGTTCCAAAAAAAAATAGATCTCCGTAACCAAAACTCCTACAATTTATAGACTAAGGGAGTCACCACAAAGGGGCCACCCCCTAAACACCAAACCCCCCTCCTGGTTGTTTGACCTAAAACCCTAATTGCCCACGTAGGAGAAAACCCAGATCGGATAAAGCCCCAAACACCTATAAGACAAATTGGTTTTATTTGAGATCTGCATTAAACTATCGAGGGTTTTGGTTCAGATCCGAATTAAAATATAAAGTATTATTGCTATAGAAAGTGTATATATACTATAGTCTATAGGTGAACGTGAGCTTGAACGTAAAAGGTGTACGGAACCTTAACCAATCCGAACCGTTGAGTATTGAATCTTTAATTAGGAAACTTAGAAAAGACAGACACGAAAAGAACGCACGAATAAGCGTTAGTCTTAATGGATGGTTTTAGAATGACTGATAATAACTTAGTTCCTCTTATTGATTTTTTAAGTGAACTGTCAAACAGTGATACAAGCAATGAAAGCCAAAACGCAATAATGCAAAGGCTATTAAGACAGTTGGATTTTAATAACGCAATTGTCGTTTATGGTGTCGTTTATCTTGAAGGAAGGGGAACCCGATCAGCACCACCAACCAGTATTAACGCAATTGCTAAAATGGTTTTAAAGATGGTGAAAGCATGAATAAGTTTTTTAGGGATTATTACAAACAGCTTAAAGATTATACTATAGCTGAATTTGTACTTGATAAGGACGAAGTTGACGAATGGCCAACATTCATATTAAAACATCCTAAAAAAGAAACTCTGAAAATATCGGTCTCATGTGATGAAGAAGGCAACCATTCAGGATTTTTATTTATTGAGGTGAAAGCATGAATAAAGAAACTTGCGCAGACAGAATAACAGAAGCTATTATTTCAAGGGGTGAAGATTTCACACGGTTTATGAATAGTGATAATGAAGAGACTCAAGAAGAATTTTTTAATTATGGTTTGTGTGTTGATATGGTAAGTGTTGGAACTTTTAAAGACCAAAACGAACCATATCTAAGGTATCAAATAAGCTATGGTGGACCGTCCGAAGAATTGCGATTTTATCAAAACGGTACCGTTGAGTTTTGGTTTTTAGATTGGTACGATGGCGCAAGTAAAATAATAACTTCTTTAGATTGGGTACAGTGGCTTAAACAATACTTAGAAGATATAGAACTTTTAACGAATGAAGCTTTCTTTAAAGGTTGGGAGGTTGAATAAATGGGCCTATGTGATTATTGCCACGAATCACAATTCGATTATTACTGCTATGAGGAAACCCGAAACGGAAATATAGAAATTCATTTATGCAAAGGTTGTTTTAAAAAATCTAAGGAATATGGCAAGCAATGGGACGAGGTTGTTAAATGAATAAATATTCATGGTTTACGGGTGAATATCATAAACCTATACCTTGTCATAAATGTGGCAAAATAATATGTTCAGATTGTCTACAGTGTTTTAATGTTAAGTGTGTTATAGGTAATTGTGGGAAGTTGATTAAATGAAGTGTTTAAAATGTGAAGTTTGTAATACCGTTTATGAAAAAAGTATAGGTTATTGTCCGATCTGCAATAAATCGGAATTCCCTTATTTATATGGTAATTAATGAGTTTTTCAAGGTCGCTAAAAATGACCAATACAGAGATTAAAGAATTTTTAGAATTCCATAAAAAAAAGGGTCTGAATTATGGGTTAAAAGTTAGACCTTAATTCTCTTTTACCAAAATCCTTTATATGTAAATGTGTTTGTTTTTGCTTTTTAGAGCTATAACTTAGGGACTTCTCGAGATTTTAGACAACTAAATTTAATGAAATTAT